GTTTGGCTTGCTGCATGCTCTGCATACCGGCAAGCCCACCAGCCCCGAGAATTTGCCCCAGGCTACGCGGTGTCGTTGAGGCTCCACTGTTCGCCATCATCGACAAGCCAGCAGACAGAAGCCCAATGTTGCTCGGGTCGTCTAAATATCCGTCTAATAGTCCCATTTTCGTCCCTTAGTATCCCAAAGCGCCGCGAGTTAAATCACGAACACCGCCGCCGTAATCAATTGCCGAACCTTGAGGATCCATCCATAGCCCACCCCCGCCGCCGCCGAACATTTTCCCGATCGTGCCGCCAGCCAAAGCGCCACCGAGTATCCCACCGCCTTTGTTCTCGTAAAGCGGCTGCGTTTGCGTGCTTGTGCCATTCAGCCCGACATACGGCGCAAGCAACCCGCTTACCTTGCTTGCTTTATTGAGGTTGTAAGAATCCTGGCCACCTGCGTTCGCATACGCATTACCGAGAAGCCCGTTCAATCCCTGCATACCCGCTTGCGTATTTGCCGAGTTCATGGAGTTTGTACTCAGGTTTGCATTTAGGTTGTTTATGTTCGCTTGTTGTTGGTAACCTGCATTTGCGAGGTTCGCTTGTTGCTGATATCCGGCGTTTTGTACTGCCTGGTCATATTGTTGCGAACCTAGCCCTTGCATCGCCGCTAATGCCCGCCCTTGTCCGTTATCGTAAGCGCCAGCCTGTGCCGCAACTGCCGAATCGGTATTGTTCATCCCGTACTGAGTAGCCGCCCGATTCATTGAATCATTAAACGATTGCAGCGCCTTGCCTTCCGCGATGCCTTGGCGGCTTGAGCCAAACGTGCCATTAAGAATTGCACCGCCCCGAATGCCTGGCAATACGTTTTCGAGTAGGTTTCGCGTTGAGTCGCGCATCATATTACCGAAAGCGTAATTCGATTGGTTGATGCCCTTCTGAATAGCGCCGGTTAAATATGGGTTTTGCGCTGAATCACCGTATATCATTCGATCATACGCGGGGCGTAGATTTAAATTGCTTTGGCTAGGCGCGTTAATCTGGGCGGCATTGACATTGGCCGCGTTCATTGTCGGCGCATTCCGGCCTTGCATCAACCCTAGCGCGGCCTCCCTCATGCGCTCCATGTCGCCAGAATTGCGCGTCAGGTAGTTACCTGATGCTGTGCCGTAATCAAGCATCGCCTGATTTTGTGGCGTGTCTAGCAGTCCAGAGAATCGCCCTAGTAAGCCGTTGTCGGTTGTGTAGTCCGAATCGGGATTATTCTGCACCCTGGAATTAGTGCCTGGCACCATTTGCCAGTCGCCGTCGTCGCGGCTCCCTACCCATTGGCGCGTGGCTGGTGTTGCGGTTTCCGTGTACGTAGGGTTAACACCATCACGCAAGCGCCGCCCTTGACCGAAAATGTACGCAGCAATGCGCGGGTCGATCTCCTCCTTATTTGTTATCGTCTGATTTCCTGATTGCGAACTTCCACCGGAACCTAGCAAGCCGCCGATAATCGGACCGGCAATAGACATCCAAGGCATGTTTATTCCTTTATCAAAACTTCGTCAATGTTCCCGTCGAACTCATCCGGCACTTTATGAATGCATAACCACAGTGTGTCTTCCAACGCATGGATGGAATGGTTCACATTTTTTTTAATCTCAATGACATGTGGCGCGGTGTACGTTTTTTCTACCCCGTCGCAACTAACAATCACGCTGCCACTTGCCAGGACGCTCATGTGGTCATAGGTATGCTTGTGCGTGGTTGCCGTGTGCCCCTTTTTTAATCGCATTTCCTTTGCATACACGCCGCCGCTGAAATGATGTTTTACAGCGCCTATGCCGTTTGGTTCATTGCTGATTTTCGTATCCATTAAATCGCCTTGTAGATCAAACATCATCCGAGGAAGCGCCACGCCGCGCCCCGATACACATAAACGCCAGCGCCGGATCCTGGATCCCACGTAGCCCCGTCTGCGTATCTAATATCACCGTCACGCGGTTTAGCCGGTGCCGCGTATGTTTTATCTAGGTGTCCTGCAGCCAGCCCATCAATGGCGGCTTTGATTTTCACAAGTTCCTCACGTAAAAAACGCTGCATTTGCGCAGCGTCTTGAGGTGGGTCACCTGGTGAATAATTAATGCTTCCAATTGTCGGAGTTCTCACCACGCGCCCCCGTCTTCCCAATCCACAGAATATGAATCGAGCCGCCACTGATACGCAGTGCCGCTTTCAAAACGAATTGCCGGATAGCGTCTATTTGAAAAGCCATCGCATCGAATCGTCGTTCCTATCGTGTAGGTAATCGTCGCATCCCATGTCGGATCACCGAAAGGCGAATCTGAACCGCCTATTTTTACCGTTACCGTGGAACCTGTATTTCCATAGATGATGGGGGTCAATCCCGTGATTAACGTCCTTCTCTCCGGCGCTTGCGGCAACCACGCCCTACGCTCAAGATATGCCGACGGCAAAACACCATTGAAGCTGGCGGAACCGTCCAGCAAATACAATTTTTGATCATTCGATGCTAACAAAACACGCGCAGCGCCAGGCGTGTAATCTGAACCGTTCCATGCTGTCAGATCGGAATCCCATGGGTCGGCATCGGCATTCCAACTTGTCCCGAGATCATTGCTCGCAGCGCCATACGTCGCATGATTAATGTTTGGCACATCGCGGAACGTGACGGTTTTATCCTTGTAGTTATAGACAAGCGCTGTATTGCAAGAAGTCGCTCCTATCGATGGGTAAGCAATGAATATCTCATTCAAAAATGGATTTTTAAATACGAACGCCTGCCCCTTATATGTATCGTCCATGTTTTGGAATAGGTAACGCCGCGCCTTGTCGTCTAATATTGATGTTGCGCTATAACCGTCATGGATCACCACATCGGATTGCGTAAGCGCAAGGTGAAACCCATCAAATTCCACAGCGCAATTGCGATTCATGAGCCCAGACATGCCGAAAACCTGCTGACTCGACACGACAAAAACGCCGCTTACGTAATCGATTCTGTGCGTTGATCGTTCTTTGTAGACTATGAACGAATTTTTTAATGCCAGGCCGTCAACTATCTCGCCGTCCCCGTCGGCAATGGTGAGTTTTACAGCGTCCTTCGTCGCGTCGGTTTCATCGTAGCTAGTCGGAAGTGTCCCAGGGTCGGCGGGGTGCGACACCAATACGCAATGCGGTAGGCTTGTGCCCCCAACTGTAAGATTAAGAGCAACGATCATGCTCTTGAACGATCTAAGCGCCTTGCAATATGTACCAGCAGGCCAACTCGATAGGTCAACAAACTTATGTGTCAAATTCATGTCCCAATATATCGGGACTTTGCTTGTATCACCAACGTTCAGGATCGGTATGCCTTGCAGTACGCACCCAGTCCATTGGTTTACAACGCCGGTGCGCGGTGTCGCGTGCGTTATATCCGTATGCGTTGCCGTTCCCCCGCTACTTGTAACGGCGAACGTCTTTGATGCGGTCGTGTAAATCCAATATTTCGAACTGCCAATCGTGATTGGTAATAGATATTGGGGGACATACGAAGGCGAATTGTAGACCTCGGAATGGCCGTAAAACTGTAGAGCGGAACCACTCTGAAAACGGATATTGTTAGCGTTGCTCCACGCATTTAATGGCAATTCTGTCTGACTGATGTCTTTGATTACACCAATCGAACCAGCGCCTTTTACGGTTAACGTTGTCATGGAATAATCTGTGACCGTAGGGCGATAATCTGATCGTTGTACTGCGATAGATATGTTTTGTCGCCGGTCAAGATCGCTTCGCGCACTGACCGCGCCTGCTTTACCTCTAGTGCGTCGATTTTTTCTTTTATTGCCCTATTGTGGCTTTCTTTCTCTAACGTCGCTTTATTGGCCTTCCTTGCCTCTATCTCCGCAACTTCTGAAGCCGTCGCTTCGCGCTCTATGCCATTGTCCAAAATGATCATGATTTCGCCACTCCATAGACTTTAACGGTTCCTGCGTCGATGTTCGCGCCTCCAGCTAGAAACAACTTGAAGCCTGTGACAACCGAGCTATTCGTGTAAGTCAAGTTCGCGGTTGCGGAATAAAACAACCCGCCATTACCTTTATATGCATTCTTTGAAAATGCTTGTTTATAGTTGCTGGAATTGATGTTGTGAATGAATATCATCGCGCTTTGATGTGTCGAGGCATTTGTCCCGCCGCCATCACTTTGCAACTTCAGTGAGTTTGCGTTGGCTGCGCCATTATCGGTACCGGCTCCGGTATGTGGCTGCCCCCGCCCAGACCAATTGTAATTAGTACCAGAATCCGCCGTGCCGCTCGTTGCGAACTGCATGCTCAACTCATCAGCCGATGCCATGCTAAGATTTTCTATAATCACAACATAATCATCATACGTCGATGAAAACGTATTTAGAAAATCGATGCTCGCAACGGCTGAGCCAACAGTAGACGACGTGATGAAATACCAGCCGGTACCGAGCGTTAAATCTTTATCCGGTGCGGTTATAGTGCGCGTTGTCCCTGTTGTAATTCCTGCTGCTGAAAATGCAATTCGCTTCGTTGTGTCCGAAGAATCAGCAAACCGCATTGTTCCCGCTTTAAGCAGGTTTGAGAACGATGCCGTAGTCCCGTTCGACGTTACAAAGTAATCTGCAATTTGCGCAGGCAGCGCCGACGAAAAGGCCAGCTGGTCGCAGTAGTTCTTTAATGTCGATAGCAAGCGAAATTCTGTGCCGTTATGCACTGCAAGATACAAGCGCCCATACACAAGGTCGTTAAGAGCAATTGCCGCTCCTGCGTCGGTCTTAATACTCACCGCGCCGATACCATCAACGTTAAGCGTAGATGGTCCTGTGCTTGTCGCTACTGGGGCAAATAATACGAGATTTTTTGTGCTGTAGGCGGCCAATGATTGGCCTGTTGTTACGGTGTAGGCGTTTGCAGCGCCGCCATCTGTGCCTGTGATAAGCACAGCGCCAGCAAAACCAGCCAGGCTATTTTTAAGCGCTGTTTTTATTGCTCGTAAATGATCGTCGCCCTGCGATTTTGCGTCGCTCGCGGTCGGGTTAGTGGTAACCAGGTCGCCTATATACGTTACAGTTTCTAGTCCCATCGCTTATCCTGTGATGATGTTGTTGCGCCATCCGCTGCCAGCGCTAAAGTGATCAGACGCTAGGCTAGTGAGCGCGTTTTTACGACCCTCTTTACGTTTCACTTTCAATAGCAGCGATTCGTACATCGTTTTCCAAGTCGTGATGCGGCTGTCATTATTGAGGTACGGCGTCGCCTGCAATAAAGCGCCATAAAGATATAGTCCAGGGTAGGCGCTCAATAACGCATTTGTAGTGGTCGCAGCTATGTCAAAACCTTTAACCATGCGGAAAACTGCTGAATAAGTGGCATCCGAAAGGTTTGGAAACTCGATATTCCCGCCGTCTATCGTGAAAATCTGTGGCCTGCACCTGGCGCCCGATGCGGTGTTATATGCCAGCCTGTGCGGTGGTTGATATGTAAGCGGTATATTTTCTTGACCTGATATAACTAATTCGAAACTGATCGGCTCAATAAAACGTGACGGCAACGCTATAGTGTTTGTATTTACCGTCAACGTTACCGATTCGTCAGACTCCATCTGCCGCATATGTAAATCAGCGTTGAGTTCGGATTCAGCCAACGTAATAAAATCCGCAGCTTGCGTTGATAAATCCGAACGATGCAACCAGCTTTGCACCGATGCCAGCAAATCACTATAGGTCGCAAGCGCCATTTATAGCCTCCCTTCTTTTTTCTTGCGCCCACGGCGGGGGGCTTCTTCTGTTACTGCTATTTCCGCTACTGCTGTTACCACCTCTTCTTGCCATGGAAATTGCTCACCTTCCTCAATCCATCCGAGCTTG